AAACTCGCCATTCTGATTGCTACTATGAATTACACGTTCAAGACTCTTAATTCTGCCCTCACTGCTTGCCTGGTACTTCCCCTCATATCCGGGTATGTCTTTCCATTTCTCATCCATTTAACACGCCTCCTAAAAAATAGGTGGCAGAGGAAATACCTCCACCACCATCAATCGATCCTTTCTTTTAGGCAAGGAAGTCATCATCTGCAAGCGTTGAAAAATCATCTGCTGCAGATGTCTTTCCACCAAGAGGCTCGCCATCCTTAATTTTTTGAATATTACCCAAACCACAAGCAACACCTTTATTGCCATTTGAGTTGAAGGCATAGAAGTTAAGAGAAACCCTGCCATAACAACCGCTGTACACCTCATTACGATCCAGTATCGGCTTAACACTTTTGTCTACAATCTGTGGCGCTGTCTTGCTATTCGCATTGATGAAGTAATGGCCTTTATAAGCCTCATCATCACGCTCTACATCACCATCACGCAACGGTAGTTTAATGGCTGCCTTATTTGGTTTCTTACCACCAAACTTTGCGATACCTTCCTCAATGGCAGCATCAACCGCTGCATGGATGGCATTAATAGTTTCCTTATCATCCTTTGGAATAAGGACAGATACACTGTATTTTTCTGCACCACCATTAATAGATACAGGCTCCCAACCGTGGAAGTAAGAAAATCTTGAGTTTACACCTGTGATAACTTTTGTTTTGTTTTGCATATTTGCCATAATATTTAATCCTCCATAATTTCGTTAAATTCGTTTTTAGCATCCGCTACATTCATAGCCGGTCTTTTATCTGAGTTTTGAACAAGAGTCGGCTTACCCGGTGGTTTGTAAATGAGGTCACCGAGGAGTTCCTCAAACTTGGATTTGCCCATTAGTTTTTGCATCTCTGTCAGTGGAATAAGGCTCTTTCTATAAATGTCCTTATATCCACCTGCCACGGCTTTTTCTGCTACTGCATTTTCATCTTTATACTTTCGAACAGATCGACCTTCCACAACCTTAAAACCTTGCCACTCTTTACCGTGATTGACTGCAGCGTCTGTCGCATAAGCAGTTATCTCATTCGCCCATTTGGTAAGGTCGGGAAGAATGGATAGCACTTCTTCTATCTCACTATCTGTAAGTAACGGTGGCATCTTAAACTCCATCTGTGCCAGTTTCAGATTTTCATCAGCTCTAGCACGACATCTGCTGGATGCTCTGCAGAAAGTACACCACGAGCCAGGCATATATTCACCTTCACCTTGATAGGCTTTTGCGGCTTTTGGTTTTAGTTCCTCTTCTGCCCAGGCTTTAAGTTCTTCTACCGGAACAGTCCATGTGCTGACATTTTCTCTTCGTGGTTGGAATATTGTCATTGATATTTCTTTGATGTCATATAGGCTGTCATAAATTTCTAAAGCACCTAATGCATACAGTTTCATCTGTGGATTGTCCTCTGCATCCACTAGCACGCCCATACCATATTTGAAATCTACGATGTGAAGTCTATCATCTGAGATGATCACACAATCTCCTGTCCCAAAACCATCTGGAACATAACAAGAGAAATCAAGACGTTGTTCAATAAGAACGATAGGATCTGTGCAAGACTTTCTTGCAAGTTCTACCTGCTCCATGATGAAGTCAACGTAGGCATCCGTGCATTCTTCCATTTCATCTGAATCATACTCTGATGTAGGCCTCTTACTTCTGATTCGAAGTGCCTTTTTTAGCTTGTGTTCAGAGAGGGCATGGGCTGCTGTACCTTCTTTTGCTGCTTCTCCATTTGTGTTTTCAAACTCAAGTTCAAGCCTTGCAGACGGTAAACAATGAAGCCATCTGTGTGATGAAGATGCAGATAATATTGCATGATTACCCATTCCCAAGAACCTCCGCATCTTTCAAGATGTCAGCATAATAAGCCTTATCAACAGCACTTAATTTGTCAGCACCATACTTCCCAATAATAGCTCTGACTTCAGCGGTAAAGCCAAGCTGACTTTTTTCGGCAAGTACCATTCTCACTTTTTCCAGCGAGATATCCGGCTCTTTTGCTTTTTCTGTCTTTGTGGTAGGTGTTTCTTTGGGATCAGAATCACTATCTGCCATTGCCTCACAAACCGCTTGTATGCTATCAGCAAGACTTCGCATATCATTTACCACATCAAGCAGTAACTTTATTTTGCTCAAGGTCATTTCCTCCTTTCGTCATCTCACAGATAGAGAGTTCCTCGATGCTGTCTCCGGGGATTACAATCGTTACACGCTGTTTTCCCCCAAGTAGGAATCGAAGGATGCGCTCCCTCACGGAAAAGTTACGGTAAGTAACAATCCCGCCTGTCTGTGGTTTCTTTGAAACACTAATTTTTAGATTGTGCTTCATATCCATCACCTCTTTCTGAAGGGCGCTTTTATTTGTTGCCCTCTACCTGGTAGCCTCAGGAGATACATAAATCTGACGGTTTAATAAAAAAAATGCCCAAGGAAGTTTTAAACCTCCAAGGGCATCATGCTTAGTTAGGGATTTTCAGTTTTTGACCGGTATAAATAATCGTTGATTTTAAATTGTTCAGTTTAACAATCTCTGTATATCTTGTGCCGCTACCGAGTAGCTTGGCTGCAATTGCCCAGAGAGAATCACCTTTAACTACCGTATACTCTTTGTAAGTTGGTGAAGAGGTGCTACCGGTGGGATATACAATCATACCATCGTTGTTGAAAACATAATAACCTGGGTTCATATCAACCTGTGCCTTTGCATTGGAAAGGATACGATATGCACCAAGCTGTGATTTCGTATCTGCCCAAGTCTTTCTAACGCGGTAATAGCCTGTAGTCAGCTTTTCAGGATAGGTTGTATTTTCAGAGCCCCCAGCAGGTGGTTCATCTGCTGAAAGTAACTTTTTAACCTCTGTTCTAAAAGTGTCCATGCTCTTACCATATCTTGAAAACCAATGTCTTGGATCAGCATGATTGGATGCAATCCCTCGTTGATACCCCTCATAGTGGCCGATAATCGTACCGTCAGCCATCGGGTCGAGTTTATACTCCTTACAAAGGTATGCACATAGCTCCACCGCTTCTTTATAGATAGCATTAAAATACGAGGCATCGGTCAAACCGTCCTCGCAGATTTCAAAGCCAATATGTGTGTTATTTGCATCGCCTCCAGCATGCCAACCTCTATGATTCCATGGTAGGGTTTGATAAGTTGCAATGGAGCCATCTTTAAGTTTCCCTATAAAGGCATGGACACAAACCTGTCTTCCATCTGGTCTGTCTTGATTCCAATGATTATTATATTGATTTACTCCTAACAGACCATCATCCGGTCCAACATATCTGCGTAAATTTGGATTGTTCGCTCCGGTGCTATGAACCATGATGCCTTTTGGTGTAATCTTTCTGCCTGCCTTGTAGCAAGCATTCTCTGTAAAAATAAGCTTTCTGAGATTCATTATTGCTCTCCTCCTTTGTTATGCAGCTGAGCAAGAATATCCTTTAATTTCTCTGGTATCGGTAATCCTAAGCGCCCTGCATTTTCCAACATGGAAACCCCTTCATTGGAGCAATAGAAAAAGATGATGGCGGTTCGGAGCATGCTACCGTCTCCTATAAGGTTCGTGTCGATAATATGGCCGATTCCAACCATTACAAAAATAAGCACCTTCTTAAAAATGCCTCGAAAACCGACTTCGCTGGATAGTTTTTTATCAACAATGGCGCACATGACACCAGTGATATAATCAGCCACCATCAATGTAACTAATGCATATAAAAACCCATCAAACCCTCCTAAAAACCATCCCAAGAATCCGCCTAATGCAGTTAGTGCCACTTGTACCCAGTTCCAAATTTCCTTCATGACTTTTACCTCCTTCATGATTTTGAATATATAAAAAGAGTGCCTGCATCTTCGCAAACACTCTTGGATCGTTATAATTGATTCGTTTATATTTGTTTAGGCAGTGCCTCCCATAATCTCATGTCCTCCTGTCCTAAAGACCAAATGGCAATTCCTCTAAGTTTCCACCGATATGCTGCTTCATTTGCCCAATAAACAAGGCTGTCTACGTCCTGGTAATAAAGAATTGAAAAACCATCAGCATCTCCAAGAAATAGGCGAGAGATCCAAACATTGATATCCTTAGGCACGACTTTTACTGAATAATCATTTCCGCATACAAGTGGCAAGACTCCTGAGTGAAAGAAATCATAATCCATGGAGATGTCTTGGCTTCTTGTTGAAGACTCCTCCACATCACTATTTACAGCGAATACCTGAAACTCATTATCCCAAGTCACACCAGTCCTTGAAAGCCTTCCATACTCTACGGTCGTTCCTCCTGGAAATATCACATCAAACCTTTCATACGGTTCATAGACCCAAGCATCTCCCAACCTTAATAGTTCACAAAGAATGCGACCATCAGAACGAACCCCTGCATAACCTCCTGAAAACCCATTAAGGGTTGCAGTAAATCGAAGAGTATTACTTGCCCCTGAATAGACCCTTACCGAGTTACCTCTAATCCTCATTTCAATAGTGTACACTCTCAGATTGGAACGAAGGTTTGCCTCTGTTGTTTTTATAATCTCAGTGGCAGTACTACCTAGTAGGGAAGAACCTTTATAAAGCTCGATGCGTTGCGTATTGAAATTAAGACAGCAAAATACATCCCCGCAAAATACCCCCGCTCGGCCATTTCCTTCCGGTGTAAATGCTATTCTTGCTCGTAAATGAACATCTGAAAAACCTGTGTAATTCCATGCCAACTCTCCTGATCCATCAAGCTGTGAGTAGGGACGACTAGTTGTTTGATTAGGATTTCTCCACACCTGCCACTGTCCACTTAAAGCTGTCCAATAACTAGATGGTAAGGGGTTGTCATCCCTAAAGTCTTCATACCAAACTAGTGCAGAGTCTGCTTTTCGACGTAGCACCTCTGTGGTTAGCTTAAATCCTCGATCCGGTTCAGCCATCACTCCGTTAACATCTTTAAACATTCGTGGTGATAACATAAATTCTGCCTCTCCTGCAGAAGGACTCTCATAGAAATTAGAGCATACACGAAATCCATAAAACTGCACACCTGGTACTAGCGCACTGACGCTGATTGTGTGCGTGCCGGCTGAAAGATATACACCCGAAGACAAGGAAAGCCAGCAAGTTGTGCGCCAATATGGCCACCATAGTCTATTCTCACTAAAAGTAGAACTTACACCATCCAAAGCAACATGAATACCATTCTTATCCCAAAAGGGAAAAGAGATACGGAATGCAACATCATAAACACCGGCAGTAGCTATTTCAAATTCATATTCTGCTTCGCCTCCTTCTCCAAGGGTTACCATTTGAGTAGAAACGGACACGTTCCCAGTATGGCTATCTGGACTTCCTCCAGTCCGGTCTACATAGATTGTGCCAAACTCAGTTCTTTGCTGTTTACTATAAGCTGTCAAATATCTGCGCCTGTTATAGGTTTCACCTATCAACGGGTAGGTTCTGGAAATCGCATCCCACCCTTCCATGTAGTCATACACCTGCGGTAAAGCCCAAGGAACCTTATCGTAATCATCCCAATACGCAATGATGGGAATACGGGGTTGGGGAGGAGCATCATTTGTGAAGTTATAGACTCCAGTCATCCAGTTTTGGGCTGCATAATAGGTGTTGGAAATTCCTCGGTAGGTAATGCCTAGATTCGCAGGAGAATCGTGTATCCTCCAGTTCCAACCATAAGCAGGCAGTCCAAAGAACACTTTTTCAGGAGTCATTACGCGAGCCGCATAATCATAGGTCCCTTCCAGCCAATTCCTAGGGGATACAGGTCCCGGTGCAGAACCCGCCCAAGCCATGCCATAACTCATGATTGCTGCTGTATCGCAGTAGGGATCTAAATCTTCATAAACACACCAGTTTTCACCACCAACGGAGCCTTGTACCCCTGTCATGCCGGGTAAGCAAATATTCACGAGTTTAGATGGATTGTATGCTTTAACCGTATTATAGATATCTTGAAAGAGAGCATTGGCCGCATCCTTATTTTCATAGCCACCACCACGCTCTAAGTCTATATCCACTCCAGCGCACCAAGGGTATTTATTCATAATACGAATAATCTCAGTAAGGAATTTATCCTTTGCACCATTTGTATTATTTCTAAGGGCTGTAAAAATGGATGCTGTACCATGATTCATGATTGTAAGCAGCCACTTGATATGTGGCCATCGGTTGATGTAAGTAAGCATGCTGGAGATGCTTGTACCTGTTTCTGTTATTGTTCCGGTAATATCTACTTCAAAGGTAAAAATCCCTACGGTATCCAAGCGATCACCATAATCACGTAAGGCTTGGTACATACGAGCATTGCCCATGAAACTCCAAACCATGCACCGCTTTCCTTTTAAATAATCTCTCATGGGCGTTCACTTCCTTCCTGCATTTCTTGAAACTCGAATAATACCCTGGCAGATTTTCTATCTTCTAACTTCACCTCATGCTTACTATCACTAGCTGCGGTGTATTGAAAAAAGCCCTCTTTTTCAGAAGGGCTCCCATTTTTCAAACACTGCCTGGTAGAGGCTAAAAGAGAAAGTGTGTCTCCTGGGTTTATGGAATCTTTAAACTTAACCTTATGTGCTCCAGCTCCTTGAGATAACTCAATACCTCCTGCTTGCATACCCTGTATCGGGTAAATGTGACAATCAAGACCAGCTGAGGTTTTACCAAGATTAAAGAGAATGATTGTTTCACTACTACGAACCACTCCGTTATAAAAACGAACAGGCACAATGCTATTATTCTGCCTAAATTTCTGGAGCATGGTTTCTGTATTGATTGTGTAACCCGTCAAGCGGTCTCCTTCTTGCGCTTGAATGTCGGTAAAATAAACCGTACCGGTGCAGTCTTCTAAAAGTAGTTCCACCGTTATGCTAACAACACGCTTTTCTTCTTTGCAATGAAGGGTCTCTGCAAATCTAGTAAAAGAAACTGACAATATCACCACCTACCCATCTAGTGTCCATTTAATTTCTGATACATGGGGAGTCCAGCCTGTAGCAATAGAGCCTCCTTGTAAAAGCATATCAGTAAAGAATACTGCGCCTGTGCAATCAGAAACATATATACGAATGGTTAGAGCCTTTATCTTGCTAAACCCTCGCGGTGAGATAACATGAGCTGTATGAAAAAAATAAGCCATAGCACCACTCCTTCCTAAAAGAGATCAATAAACCTTGTTTCGGTTGTACCATCCTCGTATTCAATCATAACTTCAATGCCGACTTGCCCATTAGGGCCTTTTTGAAGATTCTCTGATGCAATCTGAGCTGAGAATGTGTAACTCCTCCTGCTTGCTGGATAGATAGTTTGGGATAGACTTTTTGTCATGCCTAAAACCCCATCAGCTTTAAAGGAAGCATCTCCTGAGACACCATTGTTTGGATCAACATCAAACCCTGAATTGAGCCAGTAGGTGATCCCGTCATCGGCTCTTGAATTTCTTAGATGGTTAAAGGGGACTAAATCTTTTACTTCCTGCCTGTCAAGGACATCGGCTGAGGATAAAATATCGGCAGCTTTATCCCACCCAGCAGATGCATCCCCTAATTCTCTTAAGGTGGTGGATAGCTCCAGCACTGTTTTCCATGGCTCTTGTAGATTGTACTGCCTGCGCACCACACGAGTTTTTACTGACAAATTTAAGTCTTTATCATCCACGGTAACGATATCTCCAAGATTCCAAGCTTCATGTTCATATCCCGTCAGCACAGATAAATCCATAGCTGAAAGAACATAGGAAATTCTAGGCCTTGAATACTGTGCTAATCGCATATTAGCAAACTCGAGCATCTGATAAGGATTGCTAAAGGATGAGGCATCAAGGGTTGCCACTCTTACTTCTGATGAGTAACTGTAGTCCTCCACATATTCTTTATTTCCATTAATAGAGGCAAATGTCATCCCATCTTTTCCATATGCATAAAGTCGAGTGATTAAGCTTCTTGTATCTACTACCCTTTGTATGCTTTTCATGTTTTTTCTATAGCAAAACAATGCTCCACTGTCTGTGCCACCAAATGTCAGAAGATGCACCAACCTATTAGCACTATCAAATATTAAATCTCCACCATGAATGTTCTGTATGGCCCGAAGAATTGATAGAGCGTTTTTCTCGGTAGATTGCCATGTTCTCCTTGTACTTACCGTGACATTCCCTAAAGCCCAACCTGTACCAAGCAGGGCATAATGCATAGGAGCCTCTGGTGTTTCAGCGACAAAATCCATCGGCTCTTTTGCCGCGCTGAATGAAAGATCATAAAAGGCAGCTTCCGCATACACTTGTGTAATCACTCGTCCATCAGAAGTTTTCTCATCTGTCGTGGTTCGAATTCGGTACACATCATTTACAATCTGCACCTGTTTCTCATTATCTAGGGACTCTCGCTTGGAATCATGAAATGGCAACTTAAACTCCAAGATATCGGCGCCATTTACCTCACTGGTTACAATGATGTCAAAGGCATTTTCTAACACCGCTTCCCACGCACCGTTGGTATCCAAAACAACGGGTCTTGCAAATCCGAGCCTCTCATAAGGTGGTTTCGGAATATCATGAAGCTGTATTTCTATAAGCTTAGGTGTTCTTGTTGTATCTTGAGTGGTCAAAGTAATTCGATAACGAATATAAGCTCTATTCGGTGACTGAAGTTCTCCGCTGGGTCCCACTGACTGCCACTGTGTCCAACTGACTAAATCATCAGAGGTAGAGGTTTCAACAAGGGAGATAGCAGTTACCCCTGCTGTGTATTCGCTGGTTACTGATACTCGTCCTGTTCCTGCAAGACCACAGGCAGCTGCGGTTGTATAAAGCTGACCATTTTGAGCATAAACACCACTTGTTGCCTTCAGCATAACAGTACCCGGCTCCGTTAGAGCATCTACATCAGCGGTACTGTCACCACCGTTTGCCAAGATAGAAGATTTGAAGTAGGAAATAAGCTCCTCCATGGTCAGTGAAGAATTCTTTTCATAAAACCAATCATCAAATCCGCCCGCATAATAATAAGTATCAGCCAGCATTCCCATGACAATATTGGCAACACAATTTTGATTCAAATCTCCTGTAAAAGTTCTAAGGGGCGATTGCCAAACAGCACCATCACTTCGGTCACAGACCAAATTTTGTACTCTTTTGCTATTTACTTCAATAATGGACGCTATAAAATACCAACCATTATTCCTAAGGGTAATACTTGGTGTTTCCGTTTGATCATAAATCAGCGAACCCGATGCATTGTAAAGCATTAGTCTTAATCTTCCTTGGTATAAGGAGACATAGAAAATCGGTTGTCCTGGTCCATGTCTGGTATTAAAAATGGGAATAAAATTTTGACCAATAGAATAAGTTGTCGGGTTAATCCATCCACCCACTACGATTTTTTCTCCTAAATCACTAAAAAAGCTACCGTCATTGGTAGCCACTAAATGGGTTCTTTCACTTGTAGGATTGACAATGTTTTGCCTGAAAAATCTTCCAAGTCTACCTAAGACCAAACTAGCTGAAGTTCCTGACCATCCGGAAACAAAGAAGTTTCTGTTATTGCCTGACGCATCTAAAAGCATGGTGTTTCCATCTGGCGCTGATTCATTAAATCTCCAAAGTCCAACGGTCTGATCACTTACTGGATACTCGCCTGTAAAATCTGTTTGCACTGTTAAAATCGACTTAATGGCCACCTTATCACCTCCATCTGCTCTTAGCCAGAATCCTTAATTCAGAAAATGTTGCTCCCGCCACAGTGATTGTTATTTCATTATCTCCCTTATGAAGAACAGGAAAATTCAGCTCATCCAAGCCTGGCAAACCATTTCTCAATGTGTTTCCGTTTATATCCGTTATTTTGGCTGTCACTAGTCCACTGTCAATGACAAGAACTTCATCTGCTGTCAAAGCTCCAACAACTCGTAATTCTTCACCATTTGTTGTAATCGAGATATAGGTAGAGGATGAACTGTTAATTGTACCCTTTAGTTGATAAACGGGTTCTGAGTCAGCATTTCCGGTTAATCTTTCAATCACATGGTTGCCTTCACTGGAAATTGTAAATTGCTCATCAGTCAAAGCATAAGCATGAGGATCTGGGCAGATAAACTTAATGTCAAATGCCCCTGCCGCTCTAAGTAGCCTCTCACAATCCACCTGCTCAGTAAGACGTGCGTAAAAGTAACGGTCAGGAATATCATCCAACACAAGCTGCTTTAAACCATTCATGGGGTTTAGCCACTCAGCTAAGCCATCCAATACTTCTACTAGTTCAGCAAAACTTTTTTGTGGGTATACATTACAATTAACGATAATGATTCGCTCTGAGCTATCACAACCAAAATCAGCAACCCCCGCTTTACCTGGTACCATTTCATAGGAGTTTCTAAGGGCGGGCGATGCCTGCCAACTTGTGAGCCTTGCTTTTATCTTCATGTCCTTTGAACTAATGCCGTTATAAATAAATCCCATACATCGCCCTCCTTTACGTTGTAATAAATCGGCCCTGTGCTCGAGAACCGGTCTGCATTAAATTGTAGAGTTCTTGCGATATCTTTCGAATATCATCTTCACTGCGGACAATCATCTGTTGAATGGTAATTAAAGAGCCACCAAGCATTCCATATCCGCCACCTGCACCACCATTTACATTTACATCGGAGTCTAAATTAAAATCTGTGGGTATGACCTTTTGCATATCTTCACTAACATCATCCATGGCCTTCTCAAAGCCTACACCGATACCTTCACCCATG